GGTGAGGAGTGAAGGCCACTACCCTCTTCCCCAAGGACGACCCCGGCTGGTTTGAGGCTGACGTGTGGGACTGCCTCAAGTGTGGCGTCAATACAATCGCGGAGGATTGTACCGCGTGTCCTGGCTGTCTCGCCCCACAGCCCGAGGGGTCAGTGTATCGGGGTCGATGCTGGGGCATGAGGTTGACGGAGAACCCCGAGGTGTCCTTATTGGATCTTCCACGTCGGGAGCCGAAAGAGGAGACCTGCGAGGTCTGCGGGGCGACCTACACGGGCCTGTTCCACTGTCAGTCGTTGTCCCAGATCAAGGAGGTTGACGACGACTTCTTTATCGGCGTGATCTCCGAGTTGAGGCTCCCCAAGCGGGAGGTGGTGCCGATAACCCCGCTTGGTTTCGACTGGGGGGGTGAGGAGTGAGCCGAAAAGTCTGGGTCAGTCCTGCGTTGTTCTCGGCATTGAACGATGCCTGCATGGAAGTGAGCCGTTGGGAAGGGGAGCCTCTGGGGGCAGAGGTCGCGGGACGCTTGAGGCTGTGGCCTGATTCGGGAGGCTGGTCGCTGGCCGAGCGGGTCATCTTCGCAGAAATCGCGTGGATGGACGACCCGATGCCAGAGCACGGCGGCGGCAAGGGGAAGGTGTGGGAACGGTGGGATCACTGGCTTGCGTTGGCCGACGAGCGTTTCAGCCTGCACAAATACGGCGCAGTCAAGGTTGCACAGGCTCTCGGAACCATTGAGATCCACGTCGATTGGGACGGGTCGTTTGAGCCCTACACACTGCGGCTCCCCGATGAAGCCCGCGAGCGGAACCCCTCTGTCCGGGTGTTGGGGTGAAGCGGGGGGTCAGTGACCCTTCCGTTCCCGGTACTACAGACGGTAATCCCTTGAACAAGGAGAACCCCCATGCCCCGTAAGAACTACACCCCCGCCGAGCGGGCACTCCACCTTATCGGTGCCCTCGCCGGGAAGACCCGGCAGGAGATCAACGACGCCATCCTCAAGGGTGACGCCATGACCTGGGACAAGCGAGCGAAGCAGGCCGCGCAAGCCCGCAGCTTCGACACCCCCAAGCGAGGTGCCGCCGTGGCTCGCAGGGTGGACGCCATCAAGGCGAAGCACCGAGGCCCACGGGGGACCTGGGGATGGGCTGAGCCGCGACCCCTGACGGATGCGGATTGGGACGCACTCCAGGTCTCGCCCATCACGGGGGACCGCTGGGACCGCACACCGGGAGGGGACTGTGATTGAGATCACCACCATCCGTTGGACCACGTTCCGGTTCACCTGCGACTACTGCTGGTGTCTCAACCGCGTTGACGTGGACGCTTGGACCCACGCTGTCCAGGTGGTCCAGTCTGCGGTGACGGATGCCCTGTGGCAGACGGAGAAGAAGCCGTGAAGCAGAACCCGTATGCCTGCGGGGACGGCGGCTATGACTCCGGCCCTTTAGAGCAGGAGTGCCAGCGATGAGTCCCGCATCGTTCAACCTGTCGCGGCGAGCGGTGGCCTGCCGACACTGGCGCTGGGAGCCTGGGGTGCGCTCCGAGGTGCGCACCCCGCATCGCCGCGCGGCTTACCGCTGGCTGTCGGGACCGACCGACGAGCGGCATTGGGGCCTGGTCGTCATCGTCGAGGACAAGCGCGGGCGGCCATGCCGAAGCGTTGCAACACTCCAACCGGGCCCCGATGACCTGCCCGACCTGGACGACGGCGCGACCCTGGGCTGCCTGCTCAGTCTGGTGCGCCTCGCTCGGATGGACCCGCATTGGCTGCCCTCGATGGGCGAGGTTGAAGGCGGGCCGGTCTATTGGGTCGAGCGACCGTCCCGCCAGCGGGAGACCTGGCACAGTAGCCTCGCCGAGGTCCTGGTCGCTGCGCTGGAGGCTGCGCCATGACCGCCATCACCACCACCCTGCTGTGCGCCGTCCGCTGTGGAGTTGGCTTATGTGCCCGTGACGATCTCTCTGGGGGAGATCCCTCCAGAACTTTCCACCCTATTCGACGGCAAGAAGTCCATGGATCGGGTCAAGTTCTACAATTGGCTCAACGCTGCTCTCGATTGAAACCCTGAGGTGTCCTGCCCTGACGTATCCACCCTGCAAAGGTACGGGGGTGGGTAAGGTGGGCCGAACCCTTTCAAGGTCTGTAATATGGGCAACTCAAAGCTCGGCAGGTATGAACTCATAAAAACCCTCCTGGATGACCCGGTAAACTTCGCCATAGCCCAGAGGGAGGTGGTGAATCGCCGTAAGAGCATGGTCACCCCTCCCATAGAAAGGGAGGGAGGGGGGTTTATATTTTTGAGAACCCTGGATTGGCCCTTCCCCAAGGGGGGACAACCAGACCCCTTGGCTGAGGTGTATGAGGCACCCGGTGGCTGGATGGTGTTCTTGGGGGGTAAAGAGGTGGGTCCTAAGAAGTCCATGAAAGAGGCTGTCGCTTATGCCAGGAAGTATCTGGAGAGCAAAGGCCACACAATAATAGAGGAGCTTCCTTGGGGATAAACTCGTCTATTCGAAACGGTAAACGGTAAAACCGGAGGGACGAGTATGGAGTGCGAAAAGTGCAACGGTACAGGGAGGATCCAGAATCCTCCTGACCCGCCGCATCCCCCCACTTATAAAAGGTGTTCCTGCATGCTGAAGCAGGATATCCTCAAAAACGTGGAAAGAGGGATGAAGGGGCTGTCGAACTTCCCCAAGGTGGAGAATTCCCCTCTGATGGAGGTGGTCGACAAGAACGTGGTCGTCACCGCTGGCCGGGAGTTTCTGCCCCATCTGAGGCACGTTGCCGTCAGAATGCCTCCTTCTTGGAACTTCAAGATCACCTCCGACGCAGAGCTGGTGACTGCTTGGCTGGGAAGCATCGCTTTGAAGGGCAAGGACATTCTGGATGCCGACGCCTATATGGTCAGCACCAAGTATGTCACCATCACGGACCTCGTCACCCCACCCGACCTTCTTATCATCAAGATGGGTGTGAAGACGGCACGGAACCAAGCCGCCTCTGAGGTGCTAGCAGAGGCCATCAACCTCCGCACCCACCCCACCATCAACCGACCCACCTGGATTTGGGAGGAGCCACACCACCCCCTCAACAGTGGTCACATGTTCTGGTCGGACCAACTCGGGTTCCGTCTGGCTGAGGAATTCTCCAGGGTCAAGGATCTCGCAGACCCTGGAGGGGTGAAGAAGCCGGGTGCGGTGAAGAAGTTTGGCATCAAGGGAAGTCCTATCAAGAAGTCTCGTAAGACCCTTCGAGGGGGCAGAGAATGAAAACCCTGCTCAGGTCCACATTCAGGGTCGACCCCTCTGATGACCAGACTCTGTTCCTCAGGAACTTTCAGGCCCTCAAGGATTCCGGGATTGTGTTCGACATTCCGGAGGACGAGGCTATCTGGGGATACGTTCAGAACTTCGTGTCCCAGCACCAACACGTGCCAGACAGCTCCTCCATCAGGAGCTACTTCAACAGAAACTCCCAGGTCACGGTTGTGGACCGGATGGAGACTCTGTGTGTGGAGAGGCCGAAGGCCCAAGGTGACTTCATACAAGTCCTGAATTCCCGTGTGGAAGACAGGAAGATCCGGATCTTCTCGGACCTTATCAAGGATGCAGCCAGAATTCTGGAAACCGGGATAGCGGTCAAAGAGGGGAAAGAAGAGAGAATCCTCAAAGGTCCTGAACAGGCCGCTCGCTACATCATGGACAACTCCCACAAGGTGTTGGTCACCACCACCGGGGTGAAGCTGTCCGGGGATATCACCACCGACGGTGAGTCCTTCCGTTCCGAATACGAACGGGTGGAAAACGACCCACTCGCTGGCATCGGGCAGTTCTGCGGGATCAAGCAGATAGACGAAGCCATCAAAGGTGCGAAGCGCGGAGAGCTGTGGACCCACTCGGCTTTCACGGGTGGCTTGAAGTCCACCTTCGCCTTCAACTGGTGCTATAACCAAGCGGTGTATTACAAGCACTCTTCGGCTCTGGCCTCACTGGAAATGCCCTATCCTCAGGTCAGGCGTATCTTCTACGCCCTGCACTCCTGCCACCCCAAGTTCGACAAGATCAGAAGGTCACTGGGTATAGGAAAGAGCCTGAGATACGACAAGATGCGGGATGGGGAACTCAACGAAGTCGAGAAGAGGTTCCTGTTCGACCACGTGGTCAAGGACTTCAACGACCCCGACAACAACTATGGTCACATCCACATCGAGGTTTCGGACCCAGACAAGTCCGACTACACTGTGGAAGACTTCAAGTCCAGACTGCAGCTCCTGTATCAGAAGGACCCCGGAATTCGGATGGGGGTGATCGACCACGCGGGATTGATGCAGTCCCGGTCGAGATACAGCAGCACCACGGAGCGGTTGAACGAGGTGCTTCGCGATTTGAAGCGACTCTCGATGAACTTCAACAGGGGTATGGGCATCGCTGTGGTGGCGCTGTTCCAGATCAGCCGTGAGGGCTACAAGAGCGCCGAAAAGAACGGCGGCAGGTACAACCTGACTCACCTCTCCTATGCCAACGAAGCTGAACGTTCGTCGGACATCGTGACGGCTGGCTGGGTGGACGACGAGTTGAGAGAGTCCAACCTCCTGAAATTCCAATGCTTGAAGACCAGAGACCACAAGCCGTTCTCTGACTTCTATGCAGGGGTACTTTGGGATTGTAGACGACTTTATACCACCACCGAAATGGTGGGCAGCACCGTCAGGCAAGCCGGACAAGAGATTGATCTGGACGTGTGACCGGGGAGGACAAAATGCCTATATACGAGTTCCTGTGCCACGATTGTGGTCTCAAGTTCGAAGTCCTGTATCCCAGGACCTCGGACGACCAAGAGCACAGCTGCGATTGTGGTGGTACTGGACACAGGCAGGTTTCTGCGATTTCGTTCAAGTTCAACCACTCCGCCAGCCAGCGCAACGGACCCCTCCCTCCCAACACCGGGACGAGCGACGACTGGAATTATGACAAGGCCATCGGCAAGGATGCCGCCGAGAAGTGGGAAAGGATCCACGAGAACCAGTCCAAGAAGGACAAGATGATTCGGGAACAACGAAAGGCTGGTATCGGTGTTTCGAGCCAACATCTGGTCAAGACGCGGGATCAAGAGGGGTACAGGGTTATGTCTGAATCCGAGAGGAAGACAATCAACGAACGCAGGAAGATGGCCAGGGTGGTCAACAAGGCCAACGTCGAGAACAACAAACAAGCTCGCGCCAAGAAGTCCGAAGAATGAACCAGAGGGAGTGGCTCACCTCCTGTCTGCTGTCCGCGTCGGAAGATCTGTCTGAGGATTTCCTCTGTCATGTGAACGGCAGGGGTCTACCCCACAGGCTCATGGTCGACATGGGTGTGGGGGTGTGGGACTCGTACTCCTACGAAGACTCGCAGGACGAGACTTTTCGCGACAGGCACGGAACGACCGGGCAGAACCTCCACGACCATATTTCGATCCCTCTGTGGACCCCACGGGGAGTCCTCGCGGGTGCCGAGTGGCGCAGGTGGGACGGGGACAAGGGAGTAGCCAAGTATTTCCTCCCCAATTCCAGGTGGGAGCCAGTGTTCACTGGTATGACCCCCGGAATTCTGAAGAAGATAAGCAAAGGCGCAGACGTATGGCTGGTTGAGGGCATCTTCGATATGTCCCTATACCACTTCGTTCCGGACAAGGACGTCGTGCTGGCCTGTGGAGGAGCCAAGATAACCAGCAATCAGGTCAACTTCTTGTCTCGGTTTGTGAGAAGGAAGTCTATGGTTCACGTCTGCTTCGATATGGACCAGACCGGGCGCAACATGGCTTACGGGTACGTCCACCCCGAAACTGGGAAGAGAATCTGGGGGGTCGGGGAGAAGCTGTCGTTTTCGGGGGTCAACAACCGGATAGTGCAGTACAGGGGTGGAAAAGACCCCGGCGAGATATGGGAAAAGGGTGGGAAACGGGCACTGGAGGTGGCTTTCGGTTAGTCTCGTTGATTCTTTTATAGACTCTGTGGAATTGTACCAGCCCAGCTGAGTTTAAATTCCGAGCTTGCATCGACTCACAGAGTTAGAATAAAAGAGGCAACCACCATGGCATTTCCCGGCTCCACCTACGCACCTCCCGGCGTTTACACTCAGACCTTCACCGAAGATCCAGTTCGGGGGCTGGCGGAGTCCGTCAGAATCCCCCTCATAATAGGGCCCGGTTCGGAAATCCTCTCCCAGTCCTCTCTCGAAATCGTTCGGGGCTCTTCCTCCACTGTGGACCAGAGGGTCGTGCAGGAAGACGAGGCTGGTCGAGCAGTGGTCGATATCAGCGCTGCTGGGGCGGTCACCCGTGGCGACTTCAACGGGAGCTACAACCGCCTGCAGGTCAAGCACTTCCCCATCGTTTCTGGCGACGGAACCGGGACCACCGCGACCTCTTCCTCTTCGGTGAACGTCACCGTGAACGGCTCTCCCGTCGTCGTCCTTGCAATCGACGGTGCCAAGGGTGTTCTGACCCTCTCTGTGTCCCCTGAGGCCACGGACGAGGTTCTCGTGACCTACTTCTTCAACCGCACCGACACTCTGATCACCGACACCGTCAGCGACCAGATCTCCCCGGACGCTCCTGAGCTGTACGGGCAGGTTAGCCAGAAATACGACATCACCACGGACGTGAACGACTCCCTCTCGTTCCTGGTTGACGACGCGAACACGGTCAGCGTCACGATCTCTGCCTCTCCCTCCGGTGGTTGGACTGCAGCCCAGGTCGCTGCTTTCATCAACAGCGCGGCCACGGGCACCAGCCTCTCGGCTTCCACCGCTGTCAACAACCTCGGTGACACGGTCATCTACCTCACCGCAGATAGGAACATCGAGGTTGGAAGCGGCTCTGCCAACACCACCCTTGGCCTCTCTTCTGGGGATGCCACCAACCGCAACAAGGTGTTCTACACCTTCCAGCGTCCTATCGTCGATGGGACCAACGGCGGTGTTACCACCACGAGCCCCAGCGACGTAACCGTCCTAGTTGACAACGTTCAGGTCATCCCCACTGCTGTTGACGGACAGTCCGGTGCGGTGACCCTCCCCATCGCCCCCGAAGTCGGCGTGGTGGTGACCATTCGCTACTACTTCAACAGCTGGCAGGACACGTTCGACTACCTCGCCAACCGGGGTATCACCGATGTGACTCTGTGCGGTGTGACCCCCGACCGTAACGACTACGTCGAAAGTTCAGACTTCGTTCTCAAGGACGACAAGATCCTCTGGGGCACCGCCGTCACCATCGAGTCGGGCGAGTACACCACTGGCGGGACGGTCTTCACCGACACCCAGGTCAGCGCGACCCTCGTGGACGTACGTCAGTACCTCGCTGAGTGCTCGGCTGTGGTGAACACTTCTGTGAATCCCCCTTCTGAGGGACGCCTGGAGTTCACCCTCCCGCTCCAGCCGACCACGGGCAACGGTCGCGACACGCCGCTCTCCTCGGAGACGTACAGCGAGGTCGCCAACGGTCGCGTCGATCTTCCGACCAACCGACCCGATCTCGTGTGGGCCTACTGGGGCTACTCGGTCGAAGACGCCCTCGACCGGGGACGCGTTGAGGTCACCAAGGTCGAGTCCTCCACCAGCACCATCACGCTGGCAGAGCCTGTCCCCGTTGGTGCGACCGTCTACGCCACGTTCTACTACAACACCCTGGTCGACCAGGAGTACAGCGTAGAGTGCGTGACCGCTGGCGCGTCGGGCGTGGGGACCTTCACCCTCAAGAACGAAGCGGGAAGCGTTCTTCCCACTCCCCAGTTCAGCAGCAAGGGTGCAGCCCTGGCCTCTGTCACCGTGGAATTCCCCTCGGGTTCAGAACGCACCCCAGACTGTCGCTTCGAAGCTCCGTTCGATGCTACCTCTCTCACTGGGGCGGTTGAAGAGGACGTCACCGTGACGTTCGCTTCCCAGGACGCCACCATAGCGAAGTACACGGTCCCCGGACCTGGCCCTTACTTCCCCATCAACGGGCAGTCGGATTCGCTCGATGTGAACATCGACAACGGTGCCACTGCGGCAACCGACCTTGGTGACCCCACTGGCAACGGTACGGGATTCCGTGCAACCATGGTGGGTGGGGAAATCTCCTACGATGCTGACAGCGGCAACACCACCTACGACATTGACGCCACGAACAACGCCGTTGACCTTGAGATCGACGGTATTCTCGTCCAAGCCATGGCAGAAGTGGCAGCTGGGGTGGATGCAGCTTCTTACGTTTCCGCCATCAACCGTGCTGCGTTTGGTGACTGGGACAACGGTGGCGTTGCACTCGCCTTGCAGGCTGCGGGCTCCACTACCAGCATTACTCTCGACGCTACCGCTTCTGGAATCGACGATTACTACGTCGGGTGGACGATCCGGTTGGTGACCGCCACCGGCACGACGGCTATCGGGGATACGGCAGAGGTTCTCGCCTACAATGGGACCACGAAGGTCGCGACCCTCGATGCGGGCTTCGGTGGCAACACTCCTGGAGCCGCCGAGCAGTACGTCCTGTACAACGAGGGCACCCTCCCTGCCATGAAGGGGTCGACCCGTTTCTTGGCTCCGCTTAGCATAGCGGCAGGAGCCTTTGACGACATAAACTTCCGAATCGTCGGAGCAGATACCGTTGATTGTACGGGTGCAGCTGCAGCCACAATAGCCCCCTCCGGTGCTACTCCCTACACCGCCTCCACCCTGGCTGTTGAAGTTCAGTCCAAGATGCAGGCTGCTGTGGACGCAGCCTGGGCGGCTCTCGCTGGTCCTCCCGACGCTGGCCTTTCCCCGCTCATCCTGGCGGAAGCGGACTCCAATGGACGGATTGCCATAAAGGTTATCCCTCAGTCCGACACCCCTGCCAACCTCGGTGCGGTTCTGGAGTTTGTCTCGGACGCCTCGGCTGGTGGTAACGCGGAAGAGGACTTCTGCGTTCTCGCTGGGTTTGACATAGCGGGGTCTGGTGGTGCACAGGCTAAGCTCCACAACGATCAGATCGCTACCCACTTCGAGATCGCTGGTCCCCCGGCTCTTGCTGGCTACGACCGAATTCTTCTCACCAACCGGATTACCCCCGGTCAGGCAACCGATAGCGAATTCGTCCTTGGTCAGTGCCAGCTGAAGGTCCTGGGAGGCACAGGTGCCGACCAGGCTGGACTCACGGCCAACGAGGAAGCTGAGGCTGGAATCCGCGCAACCGTCATGGAGCCCACCCTCTTCGGAGAGGTCGGTCTGGCCGGTGGTCAGGATGTCGCAGGAAACCCGGTTGTGACTTTCTACGCGGCTGGTGGAACCACCCCCCAGAACAACGTGTTCAAGTTCACCTTCGACGGAACCCCGGTCACGGTCGAGTTCCTCCAGTCGGACGGAACTACGGCTATCCCCCCTGGTGGCTCGGCTGACGTTCCTCTTACCGATCCCAGCGGTGCAGCTGCTGGTCCGATTATCACACAGATCAACTCCGCTATGTCGGCTGCTGGGCTCGCCGCCACCGCCATCCAGGAAGGCGCTGGTATCCGGTTCCGGGGTGGGTCTTCTGCTTCGGCGGCCAGCATCGTGATAGGAACCGGTAGCGCCAACTCGGCTCTCGGGTTCGGTGACGGGGACGTTGCTTACCGCTCCGACCTTTCGGTTGAGACGCTGGTGAGTGGCCTGATGGCCGCTTCCGCTTTCAGTGCTGCTGGTCTGGCAAAGACCGTCAGTGATGGGGCCAGCGCCAAGTACCTGTACGTTCAGAGCCAGGGTGCCGCTGGGGCGGGAACCACTTCCAGCGTGGCTTTTGAAGCCAGCACGGCGCTGCGACCTGGAGTTGGTCTCGGCATCACGGCTGGTGACGGAAACGTGGGAGAATCGGCAGTCGACGGCTTCTACGTCACTTCTTCCGACACCGTGTCCGGATCTGGTACGGCCAACACTTCGGTGCTCAACACCGGAACTGGACAGGACGGAATCGTCGGTCAGACCTACCGTGACTCCGTGACGGGGCTGACCTTCACCATTCTGCCTCGTGCGGGCGGTGCAGCTTACCCCACAGGGGGAACCTCCACCATCACGTTCTCGGTTCGCAACAACGTCACCACGGACAGCAATCTGCCTGTGAACACGTTGCCAGGTGTTGAACTCTACGTCGCAAACACGAGCGGCGTCACGGCGGGCGACATGGCAATCGTGCAGACCTACGAAAAGGGTGGCAACCAGCCCTCGGTGGGTGACGTGTACTACGTCAGCTACGAGTACCAGAAGCAGGGCTTCTCCACCCAGCTGTTCACCAAGCTCAGCACCGTGGAGGCTTCTTACGGTCCCAAGAGCACGGAGTACCCGGTTTCCCTCGCCTCCTACCTCTCCATCCTGAATGGAGCTGTGATAGTCGCGGTGAAGCAGGTCAGGAAGGACACCGACACGGATGCGGACGGTGTCAGCGACGACGCCAGCGTGGACGCCTACATCGCCGCTATCGACGACGTTGAGGGTGCTCTGCCTGGGGGGTCCTTCCCGTCCTACATCATCCCTCTCCGGGGTGACAGCCTGACCCTCTACCAGTACCTCGCCAAGCACTGCGACATCCAGTCCAGCATCCGGTACCGCGCAGAGCGCACCGCAATCTGCGGTCTCTCTGCCGGAACCCAACCCCGCGAAGCTGGAGACATGGCACAGGCAATCGCTCGTAGCCGCTTCCGCCTCCTCTACCCGGATATAGCTACTCTCAGCATTTCCAGGGCTGACGGCAACACTGACACGTACCTGGTGGACGGGACCTACGTTGCGGCAGCTTGGGCAGGAAACCGCGCTGCCCCCACCATCGACGTGGCTACTCCCTGGACCCGTGGGCGTCTGGTAGGGTTTGACGACCTCGCCCGTACCCTCGACCCGGTACAGCAGAACCAGGTCGCTGTGAAGGGCCTCTCGGTCTTCGCTCAGCGGCAGCGGATCATCGAGTGCCGTCACGGTCTCACCACCGATATGACCAACGTCCTGACCAAGACCCCTACCGTGATCACCATCGCGGACGAGGTCCAGCAGCAGGCTCGCGTCACTCTTGACAGGTTCGTCGGTCAGAAGTTCCTTGACGGGGTCACCACTCAGATTGAGGGACAGCTCTCCGCGACCCTCAAGAATCTGGTCAAGGCGCAGATCATCAACGCCTTCACCGGGGTGTCCGCGATAACGTCTCCTGACGACCCGACCGTCGCTGAAGTCGAGGCTTACTACCAGCCCGTCTTCCCGCTGCTCTACATCGTCGTGACGTTCAACCTGCGTTCCAGCCTGTAACCTCAGCAGCGCAAGCAGGTGGAAGCCCCCCAATTCGTAAACTTCGGTTGGGGGGCTTCTTCGTTAGGTCCTTATTCGTCGCACCGTAATAGGAGCCGCAATACATCTTCACCTCTTTTTTCCGTTAGAGAAAACTCAAATCGGGCTCTCTTGAGGAAGGCGACGAGTTTCTGGATTTCACTGAGCCGATAAACACCGGATACGATGCAGCTGGTCCCAGCACGGTGCGGATAGAAATGGGCTGAGCCGTTAGACTGCCTATCAGTTCACCGGGGTAGAATACAGATAAGACTGTATCTCGGAGATAGAAACCATGGCCCAGGACTTCGGAAACGGCGTTAGCCGGACACTTTCGGCCAAAAGTCGCCAATTCCTGCAGACTGTGTGGCAGGCTTCCAAACCTCCCCTGGACTCTGAACTCAACCTCGTAGCTCAAATAAGCAACGAGCAGCTGAGGGAAGCTGTACAGTCCGAAATGCACTCCGGGTTCGTCATGAACCCGTGTGCAGCCGAGTCCTCCTTCGTCACCAACCCGAATTGGAGCAACTGGTTTCAGTTCGGGCGTCCTTCCACGGAATCCAACGAGGCTCCGTTCCTGTGGGCCAACGTAAACGGGTGGATAGTTCCTGTTTCTGGTTCTTCGGTCGCAGAGGGCGACCCCAGTAACCGCATTAACCTGTTCCCTCCTCCCGCCACCGATGCACGCATAGACTTCGTTTTCCTTGAGGTTTGGCAGGCTCAGGTAGCTCCCAACCCGAGCACCGTCAACAAGCCCGCCGCTTCCACTCTCTATAAGTATGGAAACGTTAAGTATGGCGGGACCAACGTAACTGACGATATTCAGGACCCAACCATAGGCTTTGAGACGACGGAGAGGGTTCAGCTCCAGTACCGCATTCGGGTGGTTGGTAGTGGCACTGGTCTTGGGGACTCCATAGACCTCGCCCAGTACCCCGATGGTCTGGACGACCCCAACGTCATAGCGCAGGGGTCTCAGGTTTCCCCCGTCGCTGGCTACACCTTCTCCAACATGGGGGTGGAGCTTGGGGACAAGGGGCTGTGGAGGTCAGGCAACGGGGACGAGACCAGTAGGTCCGACCTCGGTTCTGTGGACGGCTACACGTACGCTATCCCGATCTGTGCCGTCTTCAGGCGCAACTACAACCTCTTCAAGGCCATAGACACCGGGAACGCCAACCAGAACGGGTCCTTTGACCGCAACCCCACATCCGGTGCCATAACCGACCCCGTCCAGTCTGCCAGAACCTTCACCCCGGTGACTTTGGTTGGGGACTTGGATGAAGACTTCACGGGACTGGTTTCGGTGTCTGGTCTGGCTGGCTCGGGTCTGGACAACGTCAACATACTGTGGTCCTCCACCGTCCTCGTGATAGGTGACGAGATTCTGACTGTGAGTGCGGTTGACGCTGCTGCCGGGACCATAACCGTGGACTCCAGGGGCAGATTTGGGACCCAGGCCACTCTGCACGAAGCTGGGTCTTCCTTCGGGTTCTACACCTTCCGCCCCGACGGGAAGTTCTCGGACCAGATAGACAGCAGCGACATCCTGGACCTCCGCAGGTCGGTCATATTCGGTGAGTGGTCTTACGAGTCCGTGTTGAAGCACAACCTCGGAAAGCTCCTGAGCGGAAACCTGCGTTCCTCCTACAAGCAGGGGTCCGGGACCGACACTCAGGGGACCCGGATCATAGAGGTCGATTCCCTCCTCGGCAGAGGAGCTGGTTCCCTTCCTCCCCAGACCGAGCAGCTCGACGGTTTCGACGGAATCCGGACGGTGTTTTCCGACTCCGCGTGTGTCCAGAACCACGTCTCCCTTGCTCTGGTTCCTGACTCCGGTTCAGTCAACGCCTCCACCGATTGGGAAGTTGCAGCTGACTTTGCCGTGAGTGGGTTCATACCGAGCGGGAACTCCACTTGGGAGAACGGCACAGTCATTCGCCTTTTCATCGGCGGTTCCAGCGGACAGGACGGGGCCAGAAAGACCTCCGCCTCCTCGGACGCCTTCATGAGGTTTGTGGGTCCACGGGAATACTGGTTGTCTCGCGACCAGATGCCAGTGGCTACCCCAGAGTCCTCCAGTCTGGGCAACCAGACCCCGTTCCTCATGAGGTTCATAGGTGACTCCTCCACCGGACCTCAGACCTGGAGCCAGCCAGCTGGACTGGGCGAAACCCCCAATTCCCACCCCGGTCCGATGTTCCCACTCCCGGACCAAGGGTTTATAGCCCCGTACGCAGTCCTCGGTGGGGTGGTGAACTCCGAACTCACTGAGAGTGCAGTGGCAGTGACCCACGTGGCTGGGCCTCTGATAGAGGTCGAGTTCACCGGACAGGACTTTGACGCAGTCGGAGCCTGGGTGGCGGACCCCTCCTCTCCTCGGACTTCTTCTTTGGATGGTATTTCCAAGACCCTCCTCCACGGGAAGAAGAACCTGTACGATATGCTCACCAACGGTGGTAGGGACATCACCGGAAGGACCAGCGAGCTGTACCTCTTCCTGACTGGTGGGACCACGGATTCTGGACTTTTCAGGGTCATAGGTGCCGGAATCACCAATTACACCTCCAACGCTGCCACGGCTGCAGACAGGCTCAGGGTCGAGCCCGTGGGTGTGGGCTCCTCCATTTCCCTTGGGGAAACCGTAAACGCAGAAGTCCGGTCCCTCTACACCAACACCGAAGACAACATAGGTTCTTCCAGCGCTGCTGTGGTCGTGGTGATAACCGACATACAGGGAGTGAGGGGAGGGGCCACAAATCCCTGGAACGGCATAACTGGCGGTCCCACCATCTCCGGAGAAATGGTGCTGGACACCAGCATCCTCTACGGTCCGAGCCGTGGGGCTATGGCCCGTGTCCCCGACGACCTGTTGAGGTTCGCTGTCTTCAACCCTGTCGGGACCAACGTCCTCAGAGAGTCCCCGGAGAACAAGGACCCCAGCCCTGCCGACATACGGGGCAGAACCGGAGCGCCGGAAGACGAGTACTACTATGATTCCCAGCCCCTCATGGCTTGGAACAGACTCCAGAGCTTGGGACTCAGCGCACCTGCAGCACCTCACTACGGGGAAAACCGCTACAACTTCGAAACTTCCAGGGAGTCGGAGCTGTTCTTGGACGGGGGTTCCAAGACCGTAGTTTTCAGACCTTTCCGTCAGGTCTCCATGAGCCTTCCCCTCCGTCGGACCGCAGGGGCCCAGATCCCCTCCAACTATCTGGATGGGATCACCCCCATAGACGGCGCTGGCCTGTTCACCGACACGGACGTGTACGACGTTCCTCTGGAGTACATGCCCCGGTTCGGTCGTCAGGACATCCCGGTGCGGGAAAACGCCGGAACGGACGGACCGTACTTCGGTATAAACCACCTGTTCAGCGACACCCCAACTCCCGGTGACGCGACCAAGGGCATAGTGGGAGGGACTTCTGCTGGGCTTCCCCTCAAGATAGTGACTGGTGCCTCGACCGGGTTCGACTACGGGTACTGGGACTCTCCCAACAACAGGTACCAGGGCAGGATCTACACGGACGTCAACGCCAGGTCCACCGACATCAACAAGCCCATGAGGGGTATTCAGCTGCCTCCTTATCTCGGCGTGGCCAGAGTGTACGGGGTCTACGAGAAGAGCGACTACGACGTCAACGGTTCTGCTTGGCTCAACGGTCTTGGATACACTCCCGACACGGGAGTGGCCAAGGGCACCAACCTTCTCAGGACCAACGCCGACAAGCAGACTCTCTTCATAGTGAAGGATGGGGCTGCAGACGTCATGGCTGCAGGTTCTGACGCCCACACCTACGTGATTCCGGAAGAGGCTGTGGACATTTCCCTCCACCCCGCCTACACTTCCGGGCAGAAGTTCGAGGACCTCGAATACGTGGTGGAAGTGGCGGTATTTGGCTTCGCCCAGGGGTTCATAAACAAGAACAATTATGTTCTTGACAGAGGGGTCTACACGAGCGACCAGCTCGTCAACGACATAAGAATGATCATCCCCACCGCTATGCCGGGTGGGGTGCTTGGATACTCAGCCTATCAGCGCACGGTGTACCAGGGCGACCCCTTCATGACCCGGAGTGCAGTGACCCTGCAGACCGCAGACTACCGGAGCAGGCACGGCCAGATACCAGTTCTGGATGCCTTCGCTCTCAAGGCCCCCCTCCAGCAGTACGACAACGACAACGACCAGGTTCCGGAGATCCCCAACGCTCGCGGTCTGAGGATTCTCTCCACCGTGGACTTCTGGACCACCCTGGGAACCGGAAAGATCGGCGGGAAGGTGTTCCCCGGAACTGTAACCGACTCCGGATATCTGGAGAGCACCGGAGGGCGGATACCAAGTTCCTCCACCGACAACCAGTATCAGCCTCACGTCAGATCCCTGAGCGCTGGACAGCCCGAAGACGGTCATTATGCCGAATTGGCGATCACCATCCTCGACAACCCCAGTATATCCGGCACCACCCTCGTTTTCGAGAGAGGGGGAGGAACCGGGATAGCCATAACCGAAGGGGTGGACTGGACAGCTGGTGCCAGCGCCGTTGAGTCGGTTGAAAACCTCAGTCAGGCCCTCAACAACCTCGGTACCTCCGTTGGTCTCAGTCTCAGAAACACCTACAAGGTCAGGTCCCACCCCTATGGTACCACCCTGGTCATACAGGCTGTTGTACCTGGGTCTGCTGGTGAAGACACGTTCGTCACCATAAGCGACACGGATGTCTACAGACTGCAGTCTGGGCTTTCGTCCTATTCCGCCCTTCTGACCCGACTCCCGCTGTCCGGTGGGCACAACGTTCCCGTAAACGCCTCCCGGTCTTCCTCCGCCCCCACCCCTGTGAGGGCGGCTGGTATGACCGACAGACTCCCGCTTGGGATTCTGGTGCAGGACTCAGACTTCCTTGGTGAGGACCCGCTTCGCCAGGGGGTGGCCTACTCTATCAAGTCTGGGGGAGGTGCTCAGTCCACCACGGAGGTTTCCACCTTCTTCGGTGATTCCCAGATCCCCTCGGAGAGACTTCACGGTGCGGGAGGGGAAATGGGGATGGCAGACGGGGCCATTCTTCAGTACACGGCTTACAACGCCGTTTCGGCCCCGGATGGCACCCGGAGGTTCCGACTGTACCGGGGTGGGGGGTCGGTGTACGTCCTTTCTTCGGAGGCAGCTGGTGGTCCGGTGGACTACTCTGCCGGGGGCCTCTCTGAGGGTGACGAGCCCGTGGTGAAGGGAGCCATCCTGACAGGGAGAGCATACCTGGTCCACAATTCCTACGAGGAAGCGTTTGCTGGGACTGCCATCCGGTCCTACGGCGACGAAGTGCAGATGGTGGTGGTGACCTCCGCCGTATACGGCGAGGGAGCTGGGTGCGAGCACGGTTACGCACTTGACGGCATAATCAGCCCCACGGACTACGGTAAGGGCTATTCAGCGGCTGATAGGTACAGACTTGAAGGCAAGCCGATGGTCAAATCCACCAATGCGATAAGGGACCCCAACATCCCCCTCATTCCTTATCCGCCAGAGGACCCGGCAGACGACGACCCGTGTGCATAGGCCCCCCGTTTGTCCATCAACTTGCGGACGGTCTTCTTGATGCCGGGGTTCACTTTTAGGACCTTCGGCATCATTTCGTGCCGGATGTAGTTCCTCATGTAGGAAATATCGGTGTTGCTGGGGTCCTCGATGAAGGGGACCCCCTTCCTCTCACACCACTGGACAAAGCCCATCTTCTCGGTGTGTAGGAATGGCCGGATATAGTGCCCCCTGACCTCTGGGATCAGTGCCGGGTTTCCGTGCATGCAGGTGAACAACCAATTCTCCACGGCGTCACCCAGGTGATGGCACGTGACCACCTTCCTTTCCCCCCGGTTGGCTTCGAAGAATTCATAGCGGTTCTCACGCCAGAAGTCTTCTTTGGAGCGACCGGGGGCCATTTCCTTGTCCAGACGACCTACAACCAGGGGGATGCTGTGCTGGGAACAATATTTCTCCACCAAGGATTGGGCTTCATCAGCAAATGGAGTCCCGTGGTTCATGTGGAGGGCCAGAATATCCCTGCCCGGACGCCTGAGGAAATCCAGAGCCGCCATGCTGTCCGCGCCCCCAGACACAGCCACTGCTACCTCGTGTGGAACGATATTCTTGACTCTGAGGTGGTACTTCTTCATACGAGACTCCGTAATGCGTGCATACAAACCATAGGCTATCCGACAAACTCTGGTCTCCAAAATCGGTGGGTGCCCCATACACAGAAAACCCCCCGCCAGTTTTCGCCGACGGGGGGTTTCTGTGTATGGTAGGGAGTCTCGGGCTTGAACCGAGGACCGTCCGGTTATGAGCCGGATGCTCTGACCAACTGAGCTAACTCCCCGTATTCTGAGTGTTGGACTTTACCCGGTTCCTATTGCCTTTGAGCGAACCGAGTTTCTTCCTTTCGGAAGAGGTGATGTGGCGCAGGGGCTTCATCTCTCCATCCTTGACCACTGCCATGAACCGCACGGTTCTGGTGTCTCCGGGTTTGGAGTTCTTGTCCAGTTTGATGCCCCTGTCTTCCATTTCCTTCTTGCTGAGAACCGACTTGATGGACCAAAGGTGGATGCCTTTGTGTGCGTACTTTCCGTTGTAATACGGACCACGTACGATGTTCCACCCAAGTTCTCTGATGACTGCCGCGACTTCTGCTTCAAGCACCTGATAATCTCTGTAATCAGCTTTGATTCCTCACTATACCAGAAGGGGCACAGGGACGTATCCCCATATCAGACGTGGGTCTTGATTTCCTTCTTGCTGGCGCTCCGACACGAGACCAAGACCAGATCTTTTCCGACCTTCGGCAGAACCAATGTATCGGGGTGGGGTGCCTCTTTGACCAGGGCTTCCTTGCACTCCTGGAGATAGGGCTCACAACGGGCAAAAGAGCCATCGGGGTTCCGCCCCCAGCGCAAGGATTCCTTGGTGTAATGGTGCCATACCTGGGGTTCATAGCGAACCCGGTACCAAAGTCCCGAAGCAGAATCCCGACACAGCCACTCGCGATTTCCGAGATCGCGGACGCTGTTCGCGAAGTGCTCAGCTCGGTCCTTTCTTTCCTTCTCCCACTTGCTGAGTTCAGGTTTGACACCAACTTTGAGCTTCCCGTCTCGCGGGTCAACCCAGAAGTTCCAGAATTCACCCACCTTTCCCTTGTAGGTGATGGGACGAAGGCCCTTCCAGTCCTTGTGGTGGGGCTTCCCATCGACAAGGGTCACGTTCTCAGACGTGACCACAAAGTCGAACAGGTGCTGGAAGATGTGTCCGCTAACGGCACCTCGCGGGTCCATGCGGGAACAGAGTTCGCTGTAGACGGAATCCCAGTTGCGCCCCACAGACTTCTGCAGAAACCGCCACAAGGGGTTCAGGTTTTCGCCGAAGTCCTTGCGCTCCCAGCTCCGGTTCGGGCGGGTCGACTTCACGCGGGGGGAATCGTAGCGGTCGGTGAGGTCGAGATAGGTGACCCCATCCTCTCCGACAACCTCCTCCAGCACAAGCCACTCGCGGCGGAGACGGAGGACTTCGGGGTTCTTGCACCGACCACGCTTCCCGGAACGGCGAGCGTACCCACCACCAACGCGGTGGGTGTCGACGAGCTTCTTTGCAGTGAGCATGCCTCTATCCTCCGTGGGAGGGGGAAAGGTTGCCGCGACAGGCGCGACGGTTTGCCTTCTTCTTGCGGTCGGTGAAGGTTGCAGCACGACCTCGCCACATGGCGACCGTGCCCCCAGCAGCGAAGTGGGCCTTTCGCGTGGCGGCGTTTGCCGCCTTCGCGGCGTTGAACTTCTTCTTCTTTTTCATGGTTGCTCCTTGGCGGCTAAGCCGCACGGGAAGATGGTGGGCCGCGTGGGACTCGAACCCACGACCCTCGGATTAAAAGTCCGGTGCGCTACCAACTGCGCCAGCGGCCCATGGGGGGTGCCCTGGCCTGCTTCCGGTAAGAGACTCCTTGTGTGTGTGTGTTAACGCCGACCAGATGGTCGACGGTTTTATTTTACCCTCTCAAAATGGCCTCCTCGGCAGGATTCGAACCTGCGGCCCCAAGATTAGGAATCTTGTGCTCTATCCAACTGAGCTACGAGGAGATGGCTAATAGCCCAACCAGACTATGTTTTTTGCAATAGTTCGGTTGGGCTACTATAAAGTGGCAGGGCTACCAGGATTCGAACCTGGAACGAGGGCTTAGAAGGCCCATGTGATATCCATTTCACCATAGCCCCACGAGGTAGAAAATGCAAAGAGAGAATTTGGAGTCCGAGATAGAGAAGGGAGAGACCATAAGGGGTATGGCAACCAAATTTGGTTGTTCCCCATCCACCATCAAGCACTGGATGAAAAAGTACAACCTGAAGACTGAGAACTCACCTTCTCCAAGAGTTTCTGAATTCAGGGTGTGTCCGAGGTGCAAAACCAAGAAGTCCCGCTCAGAATTCTACAAGAGAAGAGGGAAAGAAGGTAAGTCTGTTTATTGTAAGCCATGCACCACCAAACAGGTGGTGGAACGCCTGAGGGCATTCAAAGTACAGTGTGTTGACTATAAGGGGGGAGAGTGCTCTAAGTGTGGGTACTCCAGGCACCCCAGCGCCTTGGAGTTCCACCACTTAGACCCTACTCAAAAGGATTTCACCATAGCTCGTGTCAGGTTGAACAAAATTGACGACAGAACCAGAAGGGAGTTGGATAAGTGCGTTATGCTTTGCGCTAACTGCCACAGAGAAGAACACGCCAGAATAGGCGGTTGGTGATTTCCAACTGAGCTATCGGGGCTTGGCTTTATCCTTTCCGACGGAAGATTTGATCGTGGTTCCGGTTGCCTTTCCGGATAACCAGAGTAGCTGTGCGGTTGTCCTTGTCTTCCTCTCCCGGTCCCAACTCTTCGGGGTGGAATACCAGGAAGTCCACGGCAGACAAATCCACGAGCATGGGAAAGTTGAAATTGACTGAGCCGATGTAATAGCTGTCACCCTTGCTGTCAAATCTTTCGATCAGTTCAAGCTTGAAGTGGGTGGGATTGCTCATTGTGTGTTCCTACTGAGGTTTGTTTACGCAAAGTTCTTCGAGATTCTTCCGTTAACCATTTGGGCGATAACCGTCCCGACGTGGTTGGGGACCTCTACCACGACCCTCCCTTGTTCGTCTCGCAAGATGGTATGCTTCGCAAAGAATTCCGCTTTCCTGACTTCCCCCAGAATCTCTCCAAAGTCCGAAGGCTGGTTCAGGGTGAAAGCCTGTTCGAAACTGTAACCCTTCTTCAGCTTTTCTTCGATCTTCTTTCGGATGCTGCTGACCTGGTGCAGCGGGACCCACGATTTCCCGACCCTGAGGTTCGCACCTCTCTTGCCGTACAGAGCGAGAAGAGGGCTGTTCCTCGTCTCCCTCCACACTACCCAGATCTTGTCAGATTTGTTGTCCGTGAGTCCGAGACGGAGGTACAGGGGACGCCTGTGGATGGCATCGTACTCGATGAAGTCTTGCAGGTCGTGATGTTCGGTGTGTGCGTACATGTAAATCGCCCTCCACCCCTTTATCCTTCTTTCGAGCGTTCATTAATGTGTCGCCTTTTTCGTGGCTGTATTTCGTCCTTTCGGAGGCAAAACCATGAGCGCTTTTGACAGACTTTGGGCCGTCAGGGAACGGGAGGATATTTCACTTCCTACCCCACCCAATTTTAGGGAGTTCATTACAAACTCTCGGGGCGATAATGTACCCCTTATCCTGAGACCATACCAGCAGCAGATGGTGGTGCATATCCTCTCTGTTCCCCGGTTCGTCGTCGGGGACGACTGCGGCCTGGGGAAGACCATCGAGAGCATCGCTGGTCTATGTCAGGTCTGGAAGCGCGACCCCAACCACAAGGTCATAGTCCTGACCAAGAAGTCCTCCGTGCCTCAGTGGGAGGACGAATTCGAGAAGTTCACCACGGGTGTGGAAGTCTTCATGGCGGTTGGCTCTCCCAAGAAGCGCACCGTGGCGCAGAAAGCGTGGGCGGAGACTGAGGGCCCAACTGTCCTTATTCAGGGCTACACCTCCGCTTGCAACGACTTCTCCACGATGCAACATTGGGAGGGTTACACCCTGATTCTGGACGAGGTGACTGTGGTGAAGAACCCCAGCACCCGTGTACACAAGGTCTGCAGACACTACAGCACCCAGGCTGCACGTTGTTGGGGACTGACCGCCACCCTTATCAAGAACAACCTGCTTGAGGGGTATGGGGTTTTCAAGGTGGTCAAACCTGCTCTGTTCCCATACAGCAAGAACGCCTTCATCAACCAGTATTGTATCACCAAGATGCAGAGAGTCGCCAACGGGAGGATGGTCCCACAGATTGTGGGGTACAGACCTTCCGACATCGCGAAATTCCGGGACAAGATCCAGGGAACCCAGACCAACGAGCTGGACGGAACCAAGCCCACGGGAGAGCCCTCCTATCTGGGCAGGCCCAAACACGCGGTTGCCAAGGACCTCCCGGTTCTGACCACCAGAACCGTCAAGGTGGGAATGTCCAAATTCCAGCACGAGAAGTACCAGGAGGCTCTGGCTGGGCTACTGGAAATGGGCGATGGTGACGAGAAGGAAACGACCCAGCTGACAGCCCTTATCTACTGTCAGGAAATCGTCAACCACCCAGCCCTGATTGGCTTTGACGCCGGGTACAAGAGCGAAAAGCTCGAAGAACTCAAGAATATGCTGACAGAGGGCGGTGACTTCCACGACGAAAAGGTCATCGTTTTCACCCGGTTCAAGGAAATGGTGAACGTGGCCATGCCCTATCTGGAGAAGGAGGGTGTGAAGTGCGTCAGAGTCACCGGGGACGAAAACGAGTTCCAGAGGCGGGAAGCCATGAAGGCTTTCCAAGACTACAACAACGAAACCAGAGTCATCTTCATCACCATGGCGGGCGGCGACGCCATCAACCTGCAGAGCGCGAAAGCCTTGGTGTTCTACGATTCGCCCTGGTCTGCTGGTGACTATTTGCAGATCGTGGGGCGTATGATCCGCATCGGGTCAGAGAACGACACCTGCTACGCCGTCCACCTCGTGTGTAGGGACACGATTGACGAACGTGTGGGGCAGGTGGTCCGGAAGAAGATGAAGCTGATCGAGCAGGTGCTCGGAGAGCGGGTCAAGGGGCAGGACGACGAAGTCATCGGCGCAGGTTCGGACATAAAAGACCTGTTCGAAGCTATGGTTGTGGACGCGAGGAAGGTCCGTTAGGTCTTTTATTTCTCCGGTTGGGTGTTCTTTCACCCAGCCGGGGAAATAAGTATGAAGACCCTCACTGCTTCAGATCGCAAATCTCTGATTCGTCTTGCTGCTTCACTCCCGAAGGGAGATAAATCGCGTCGTGCGATCCTGTCCGGTCTGAAGAAGACTGCTTCTACTTACAAAGTCAAAGAGTGGAACAAATATGTGGGTAAAGTTATGAGAGACAAAGACGAGGGGTTTAAGTTCATTGTGCTGCCACCCCAACCCCGTTCTCCAGACGAACTGGCCTACAAACTATTGGAGAAGTTCGAAGGTTGGCCAGCCGGACACGTCCTCTTCAAGGACTTTATGCCCGATGATGGGGACAAAAGATGGAGGGTAAAGGACCTTTGGGAAACGGTGTGACCACGAGAGGATTGCGCCCTGACCAATATAGAGCCCTCACATCGGCATTTCCTCAAAAATCACTGAGGTCTGGCTATTGGAGAGTTCACCTCTCTGGGTAAAATCCGAGGGAGGTGAACGATGGCAAAAGGCAAAATCAAGAGGGTGGCCAACATAGACAGGAAGTTCGGAGCCAACGACTCCTATCTGTTTGTGAAGGTCCAGGCTGACTACGCTTCCGACGCTGAAGAATACCTGCTTCTGACGGACGAAGAATTCACCGACGCCGCCGCCCGTGGCGCGGAAAACCCCGAAGACGTCGAGGGTTTGAAGCGCGGGATTCTCACAGTGCGCGAGAACACGGAGCGCAAGTTTGGGGCGGCAAACTCCTACTATGCCGTTCGGGTCCGCACAGCTGGGGACAAAGACGCCAACCTTCTTCTCACCGAGTCGGGTCTTGAGAGGATTCGCCAGCGGGTAGAGAAGAACGCTGAAGACATAGAAGCCAACAAGGAAGGCTGGCTGGCCGACCTGTTTGATTGATTGGAGCCCTCATGACCAGAAATCTCCTCGTTTTCTCTTCCATCCTGCTGTTCGCGGGGTGTGGTGCGCAGAGGTCGGTTATACGCGACGCTGCCGTGTATCAAGCCGAACTCGACCAGTACGACAGATGGGCGACCGGACAGGCCGCTCACCTTCGCAAATTCATCGGTGAGCACTGTGAGTGTGGCTCCGATCCGGAAGGAGGACCCTTCGCCACCAGCGAGTGCAAAGAGGCAGCTGACTTCGTTCTTACGGTGGAGGCTCGTGCCGAGTGGCACAAGAGCATGAGCCTGTGGAACGCAGGTCTCCTGCAGGAGGAGCCACCCGCTTCTCCCCCTGCCATAGCCCCTCTCTCCTGTCCTCTCCCCCCAGCCGCTGAAGGGACGCAGCCATGAGCAACTTCGCAGACGTTCTGGACACTCTGGTGCCTCTGGTCGGTGACCTGGTGGTGGAAAAGGCCAAGGAAGAGATCAACAAGATCGCTGAGGACGCCGACGACCCCACCAAGCAGATAGTGTTCTCCCTCATGGCCGAAGCCGTCGGGGAGTTTGGGGAGTCCGGGCTGGACATAGCCGAGGCAGAGATCAAGCGACTTCTCAACGGACGCCCCGCTGACCTCGATTGGGCTTCCCCCCGCACCGCTTCAGATGCCGTGGCTCTGCTTCAGAACGCAGAACGCAGCAGGAAGAAGAAGGCCAAGGCGGCTATAGAGAAGGCCGGGAAGGTGTTTGGTGCCATCGGGGCGGTCTTCTTCAAGGCAGCTGTCAAGGGTGCCTTTTAATCCCGGTTGTCAGGCTCCACGCCCACCAACTTGGCAACCTCGTTGAACACGTCGTTGTGGGGGTCCCCGCCGATCTTCCCCACAACGACGTGTACACACTCATGTAGGACGACCTGCTCAAGGTATTCAAAGTCCTTGGCAGCTTCCGGAGACACGGACATTACCGCGTATGGCCGGATGTCGGTGGGAGGGTCGTTGAGACCTATCTTGTTGACGGGGAGCCTTATCTTGGAGAAACCTATGGAGTAGGCCGGGTTCTCCCTCTCCCCGGTCACTATCTCGTAGGCGGTGACGACCTTCTTCATGCAGGTCGACGCCAGAGGCACCAGCACTTTTCTGGTAGCTTCCCTTCTCGCCTCGAAGTTGGACTTCCAAGACTCGTACGGGGAGCAGTTTATTCCCATCTGGAACACTCTCTCCCAATGGTCGCCTATCTGCTCGAATTCTGCGGGTCTGCTCAGCCTGTCTGGCATTGTTATAACTGAGGTGTACCAGAATTTCCCGGACACACAAAACGGGAATTCCGCTCTGGCTATGTCGTACTGGTTGTTGGAAGGTATGGAGAACTGGAATCCGGAGAGCGGGTCGAAACGACATCTGAACCTGTCTGAGGTTGAGGCAACGGCAAAACAGATCGCCTCCAGCCCCGCATTCTCCCCGACCCAATAGTTTCTCTGCTCGCCCCAGTGAGAAAGGCTGTTCTTCAGCAGCTCTGAAGAAGCGGTGACCGGGGCCGCGTCCTCGGTTATCTTTCGGTCTGTGTACAGGTCTTTTGCGGCAACCTGGAACTTCTTGCCTTCCACCATCACGGTGTAGACGTGCGGTTCTCCGTACTTCTCGGATATAGCCAGAACCTTGGCTGGTTTGCCCCTGTATTTTGCCAATTTGTCGCCACAGACATAAGAAATCTCCACGGTCTTCCCGATCACGTTCTTCTTGGCAGGCTTTTCGCCTTCCACCGGGACTTCCTTGTCTGTGACCAGGTAGTTCATTTGATTTCTGTGCCTCTCTTAGTATAAGATACCCATAGAAGAATTAGTGGGGGTATGTCTTTCCCTCTTGTGCTTGTATGCAGC